GGTTGCTGCCCCGCCGGGCCAGGCAGGCCGAGCGGGCCAGGCAGGCCGAGCGGGCCAGGCAGGCCGAGCGGGCAAAAAAAGGGCGCAACCCCTGCGGGTTGCGCCCTAGTCAAGCTTCGGTTAGACCGGAGCGGGTTCGTTGATCTTGGCCTTGGCTTGCGCTGCGAGCAGGTCCAGAAGGACTTGCTCGAACTCACCAGTGAGCATCTCCACCAGCTTCGGGGTCAGCCCATCCCGCAGCAGCTTCGCTGCCGCATTGGCAGCGTCGCGGGCTATGGATTCCGGGGTCTCTCCCTTCTTCTTCTTGCGGTTTGCTTTTATGCCGATCAGCCGGAGCATCGCACGCCGCATCGGGCGCGTGAATGCCTTGAATTCTTCTGCCGACATGTTGACCAACTCCTCGGGACTCACGCCCTTGTGCGACATGTACGTTTCGCAAACCGCCATCACAAGCTTCCCCTGCCAGGTATGCAGGGGCAACGGCGTCGCTGCGTCCCTCAGCTTGCGCCCGACGTCGGCCGCGATGGTGTCTCCCATGCTGGTGACCATCGCCCGCACAGTACGTTCGTCAAGAAGCGCGCCGAATGGCCGGATCGCATTGGCCAAGTCCGTCAGGCATTCGCGCAGAGCTTCCGCGGTCACCTGCGCGTTGACCGCCAGAAGTGCCAGCATCTCGACAGCCGACTCCGGGATCACCGGGTCGGGCCGCGCCTTGCGCAGATTCGCAGTGCCCGCCTTCGGCGGGAGGGAATTCATCGTCCTTTTCGGCATGGTATCTCCATTGATTGCCAGTCGGGGCTTGCGAAATTGCTTCCCCGACAGAACCTACTATGCCAAAGTCGTCCGATTAGTTTTCACGGGGTCACCGTGACCCCGTGAATCGCGCAGCGCGTGAGGGATTGCCAGGGGTTTTGCAGGGGGTTTACGGGGGTTTAGGGGGGTCGTGCGAGAGGGCGGGGGGACAAGATTTGGGGGTGGGGCGGGGCGCTCGGTATGCGAAGCGATCCCCCCCTCTCGGTGAGCAATCCTAAGCAAACTTGCTAATTTCTACATACTCCCCCAGCAAACTTGCTAATTTCTACATACTCCCCCAGCAAACTTGCTAATTTCTATCGCAAGTCAGTGAGCACTCTTGACAAAATCTACTGATTTCTCCAGAATCTCCATCCATGACGCTCGTGACCATCGCCGATGCTGCCAAAATCCTCGGAGTCTCGACGCAGACCCTGCGCTCGTGGGACGCCAAAGGCATTCTGCGTCCCGAGTACCGCACCGCCGGGGGGCACCGACGATACAGCATGGAGCAACTTCTTCAGTTTCGACAGAGCGCGCAATGAACGACGACACCGACGACCCCCCCGTGCCGCTCGACCGCCGCGCACTCGACATGCTGATCGAGCCCGACGACGTCGTCGATTTGACGATGCCTGCATTCGGCTCCGCGAACCCGCCCACGGATTCTCCTCTCGTGCAGCGAGAGCAAAACGCGTATCAGTGGACCCGCGAAAACTACCTCGACTTCATCGACCGCATTCGCAACGCCGACATCGAGGGCCCCGTCGCAGTCGGACAACTGCGTGAGTACGTCATGCGTCAGTTGGTGGCGCTGTCCGGCCATCCCGATCCCAAGGTTGCCATCAAGGCACTGGAGATGCTCGGCAAGGTCAAGAACGTCGGCCTGTTCGACGAAAAGCGCTCGCGCGAAGGGGTGTCCTCCTCCGACACCGCTGCCGTGCGGGCGGCCATTTTGGAAGCCAGTCGAATGCTCAAGGGAGTGCAGTGACAGACGAGCAACTGCTGCGGCTCCTTGAATCTGATCCGGCGGGGCTCACCCACATCGTTGCCGCCCTGCCGCCGCAGCAACGTGAGTTAGCGCTCACTTTTATCAAGGAGATGGCGCACCGCCATCGGATCGAGAGGGCGCGAACAGACTTCCGCAGCTTTTGCCGTGTCACGCAACCGGGCTACATCGACGGCCAGCACCTGCGACTGCTGACCGGCAAGCTCAACGACGTGGCCGAGGGGCGCATCAAGCGCCTGATCGTGTGTCTTCCCCCCCGGCATTCCAAGAGCAGGCACTCTAGCGAGTTGTTTCCGGCCTACTTCCTTGGTCGGTTTCCGGACCAGCCGATCATGACCGTCTCGCACACGACAGACCTCGCCACCGTCTTCGGGCGTTTCGTGCGCGACATGATCAAGTCATCTGAGTACCAGGAGATATTCCCGGACACTCAGATTCGCGGGGATCAGTCCGCTGCCGCGGATTGGTCGACGACGAGAAACGGCAAGTATTACGCGGCTGGTGTTGGCTCCTCCCTTGCCGGCCGCGGCGCTAAACTGCTCGTCGTGGACGACATGGTAAATGAGCAGACCGCGTTGCAGGGGCAATACCGCCCCGAGATCTTCGAGAAAATCTACGACTGGTATCTGCTGGCGCGTCAGCGGCTGATGCCGGGGGGTTCCATCCTGATCGTGAATACCCGCTGGGCGGTCAATGACCCCACGGGCCTGATCATCGAGCGCTCCAAGGAAGACTGGGAGATCATCAATCTGCCTGCGGTGTGGCCGGCGGATGAAACCCACCCCGAGGAACGCATCCTGTGGCCCGAGTTCTGGACTCGGGAAGAGATTTTCGCAATCCGCGCTGAGATGCCCCCGTTGAAATGGGCGGCTACGTACCAGCAAGCGCCCGAACAAGGCGGCGGCACCATCATCGACGAAGACTGGATCAAGCGGTGGACCAAGTCCAGTCCCCCGCCGGTGGAGGAGATCATCATCACCCTCGACCCGGCGTTCTCGGAGAAAGAGCGTGCCGACCCATCCGCTGTCGGCGTGTTCGGGATCTTCTCCATGAAGCCCAATCAGCTCAACCCGAGCGACCCGGAAGCCAGCGACAAGCCCAAGCGGTTCATCATCGCGCTTGACGTGTACGAGACATGGGCAGACTTTCCTGACCTCAAGTCCCAGTGCGTCGACCTCGTGCGCAAGTGGAAGCCGGATGCGTTCCTGATTGAGGACAAGGCTTCCGGCGTGCCGCTGTTCCAGGAGTTGGTGTCCATCGGCGCTCCGGTCAGCCTGTTCAAGGTCACCCGGGGGAAGAAGGGTGCGCCCAACGACAAGATCGCCCGGGTGAACTCCATCGCGCCCATCGTGCGTTCCGGCCTGTTGTACTTCCCGGAAGGCTTCAACTGGGCGGACAAGGCGGTCAAGCAATTTGTGACTTTCCCGCAAGTGGCCAACGACGACATGACCGACGTCATCACCATGGCGCTCGTGTACTTCCGCAACGTCGGGGCCATCGAGCTGGACCTGGACGACGCGCTGGCGCAGAAGGATGATGAAAATGAAGATGAAGACCTGCATGACTCGATGGCGTTCTCCGGGTACCATTCCGTCGTGCGCCGCTGAGTGGTCGCTTTCGTTGTCTCCCTGTGGGCCGGCAGGCCCTTTGCCCGGCTTCGGCCGGGCGTTCTTTTTTCCGCGGTTCGCGGGCACAATCCGGCCATGAAGATCGCCAAGCCAAAGGTTGCGCGCGTGCGTGCTGACGAGTTGCCCCGCCCTGCGCGCGGCAAGCGTGCCCCCCCTGGCCCGCTGGAGCAGCGCTCGACCGCACCCGTGCGCAAGCGCCTGACGGTTCCGCGCACCTGGCCTGACCCTCTCAAGATGGACACCTGACCATGGCCGTCGACCGTCCGCTGCGCACGCCCGACCTGCCCGACCCGCTTGATCAGCTCGGGCAGGGTGAGATGGAGGTCGAGTTCGACACTTCGGGCGTCGACCTGGAATCACCGGACCTCGAAGGGCTGGACCTCGCAGGGCTGGATTCGCCCGAGGTGGAAGCCGCCGCGCCGGCGCTCATCCCGCACGAAGCCAACCTCGCCGAGTACATGAGTGAGGACGGGCGGCGCAAGCTCACCAGCGACCTCAAGCTGTGGGCGGAGAATGACGAGAACAGTCGTTCCGAGTGGCGCCAGCAGATGGACCACGGCCTCAAGCTGTTGGGGTTCACCTTCGAAAGCGTCACCGAGCCATGGCCCGGTGCCGCCGCAGCCACCCACCCACTGCTGGCCAAGGCGGTGGTGTCTTTCCAGTCGCGCTCCATCAAGTCACTGTTTCCGCCATCCGGCCCGGTCAAGGGCAAGGTCCGCGGCAAGCTGACGCCGTTCAAGCTGGGCGCCATGAGGCGGGTGGTCAACGAGCTGAACGCGACGCTCACCAAGCATCAGGACTACCGCGACGAGTTGGAAAAGGCCCTGTTCATGTGCGGGTTGACCGGCTCGGGCTTTGTCAAGACGTGGCACAGCGCCCCGCATCGCAGGCCGCTCAGCTACAGCGCCAACCCCAAGGACGTGATCCTGTCGCCGGATGCGGTCAACGTGTACACGGCGATGCGCGTCACCCACGTGCTGCGGCGCACGCTGGCGGACATCACCTACGACCAGTCGACGGGGATGTATCGCCAGTGCGATCTGGAAGAAGGTGACCCGACCAGCGGAACCCCGGCGCCGGATGCTTCTACCGAACTGGACGACACCAAGGATGAGATCAGCGGCATAGACGGGTCCAAGGATCAGCGGCTGGTCCTGCACGAGATGCAGACTCGGCTGCGGCTGGCGGACTACGACAAGAACATGGGGGCGTACGATGACCCGGACTGGGGCGCGCTGCCGTACATCGTCACCTACGACACCGCCAGCGGCGAGTTGCTCGGGCTGTACCGCAACTGGAGCGCCGAGGACCTGCATCGCATGCCGTTGCAGCGGTTCACCCAGTACACCTACCTTGTCAGTGACCTCTCGCCGTACGGCATTGGCCTTGTCCACCTGATCGGACAGACCACCGAGTCCACCACAGCGGCGTTGCGCTCTTTGCTGGACGCCGGCACCCTGGCCAATCTGCCCGGGGGATTCAAGACACGGGGCCTGCGGGTCAAGAACGAGACGCGCGGGTTCAAGCCTGGCGAGTACCGTGACGTCGATGTCGCCAGCGGGACGCTGCGCGACAACCTGCTGCCCCACCAATTCAAGGAGCCCAGCCAGACGCTGCTGGCGCTCATGGAGGGGATGAACCAGAAGGGCGAGGAACTCGCCACGGTGGCGTCGGCCAGCCTGGACGACATTCCGCACAACGCGGCCAGCTTTGCCGTGCTCGCCGTGCTCGAACGGGAGCTGGAGCCGCAGGCGGCGGTGCATGTGCGCCTGCACGCTGCGTTCAAATACCAGCTCCAGCTCTTCACCACGCTGCTGCGGGAGAACCTGTATCCTCAGGAGCCCTCGTACGACTACGACCTGCAGGACGGCGACGGCGCCCAGCAGGGGCTGCGTGCCACGGACTTCGCCTTGGCCGAAATCAGCCCGGTCAGCAACCCCAATGAGGCGTCTGCCGGGGCCAAGCTGCTGAAGATGCAGGTGTTGCAGGGGCTTGCAGGACAGTACCCTCAGCAGTTCGACGAGGCGCAGCTTGTCCGCTATGCGGTCAGTCTGCTCGGGGAGCCCGACTTCGATGCGCTGATGAAGGCTCCCGAAGATCCGCCACCGCTCGATCCGCTGTCCGAAAACACCCATCTGCTGCTGGGCAAGCCTGTCAAGGTGTACTTGGAGCAGGACCACGAGGCGCATCTGCGCGTGCATATGGCCGCGATGCAGGATCCCAAGCTGCAGCAGATCGTGCAGCAGTCTTCGCAGGCCCAGGCGCTCATGATGGCTGCGCAGGCACACCTCGCGGAGCACGTGGCCTATGCCTATCGCCGCTCCATCGAGCGCGAAATGGGCATCCCACTGCCGCCGCCCGGACAGCCCCTGCCGCTGGATCAGCAGAATCAGCTCGCAAACCTCACGGCGGAAGCCGCAGAGCGCGTGCTCGGGCTGCACATGAAGCTGGAGAACCTCAAGAAGGCCGAGGACCCGGTCGTGCAGGCGCAGATCCTGGACGCGCAGAACAAGGCACGCCAGCTCGACATCGAAGAGGAAAACAAGCGTCGAATCAATGACCGCGAGGACATGCGGCTGCAGCTCGACGCCCGCGCCAAGGGGATGGAGCTGACCTTCAAGGGGTTCGACGTCGCCATCAAGGCGCTCAACGACGGCGCCAAGATCGAAGGAGCTGACGCCGACCGCGCGAATCGCTCCGCCGCAGCGCAGCGCAAGGACGCCCTGCCGCCACCACCGGTGGCTCCACCCCCGCCGCCGCCTCCGCCGCCACCCGCCATCCCGCCGGAACTGTTGACGGCGATGACGACCATGGCCACCGCGGTGGCGGCCGGGGCAAGCAAGCCCGCTGCCGCCCCCACAGCGGCGCCCGCGGCGCCCAACATCACGGTCCATGTCCCCAAGCAGGACGCGCCGGTGGTCAACGTGGACGTGAAGGTCCCGCCCGTACCGCCGCTGCCGTCGACCGCGCCGCCGGTCATCAACGTCACCGCCCCAGTGAGCGTCGAGATGCCACACCCGACGGCGATGGATCAGTTAGTCGAGCGCGACGAGGACGGCAATATCAAGCGCACGTCCACGACATATACTCTCCCCCCACGCAAGCCCAAGTAAGGAGCAGCAATGGCCACGTTCAACAAGTTCAACGCCTGGGCCGAGAATATGGTCGAGGTGGCCAATCTCGGCACCGATCAGTTCGTCATCGCCTTGAGCAACACCGCGCCGTCGGCGTCAAATTCGGTCCTCGCGGATATCACGCAGATTTCGTACACCAACCTGTCGAGCCGCAACGTCACGACGGCAAGCAGCACGCAGACCAGCGGCACGTACAGCCTGACGTTGGATGACCTCGTACTGACGGCTTCGGGCGCAGTGGCGACGTTTCGCTACGTCATCCTGTACGACGACACCCCGACTTCTCCGGCGGACCCTCTGGTGGGGTGGTGGGACTACGGCTCGGCGGTCACGATGGCGAACGGCGAGACGTTCACCATCGACTTCACTGGCGCGGCGATCACGTTGTCCTGATGACAGAGGAGTGATCCGGTGCCGCACATCACCGAGGTCCGTGTACTCGAATCCTCGACGAGCACCGGCACGGGCAACTTCACCCTGTCCGGTGCTCTGATTGGGTTCAGGACGTTCGCCTCGGTCTGCGCGACCAACGACACCTGCATCTACTACATCGAGGCTGTCGACGGCAGCGGCAACGCCACCGGCGCCTTCGAAGTCGGTCTTGGCACCTACTCGGCGGCCAACACGCTGACGCGCACGACCGTGCTGCGGTCGAGCAACGCGAACGCGGCGGTCAACTTCGCGGCCGGCGACAAGCGCGTCGGCATCACGATGATCGACCGCTCGCCGCTGGTGGTCACGCCCAGCGCGAACCAGAACGACTACAACGGCGGGTCGCTCGCGTCTCTGATCCTGTGCAACTCGTTGCGCGTGAACGGCAGCGCGACGTTGAAGCTCACGGGCCTGGCCGCGACGTTCGACGGCCACGAGATCGTGGTCGTCAACTCCAGCACCGACTACCTGCTGTGGCTG